GACCCCCGACGAAGTCGTTGCCCCACGCCGCGTTCTCGGCGACCAGCACCGGCAGCCCTCGGGCCTCGAATGCCTGCGCCGACCGCTCTCCCGCACTGATGCGGTTCCACGTGACCAGGACGTCCCCGTCGCGGGGAGATTCCGTCAGGCCGTCAATGACCGCATAGCCGCAGCGTCGCAGCCCAGCCATGAACGCCGCTCGGCGCTCAGGGACTCCGTGGCGCAGGTTCAGCCAGCAACGCATCCGCCAGATCCATCTTGGGATAGCAGTCCAAGGCGCTACCGGGCGTGCAGTTGATGACCGTGCACCGCTTCCAATAGGCGAACTGCCGTTTGAACACCTCGAACCGATGGTCCGGGGTGTTCTTTAATTCGTAGTGTGTGCCCCCGACCCGCGCCTTCGGATGCGGTCCGAAGTAGTGCGTCCCGTGCATGTCGAAGCCCAACAGCAGGATGCGCGTCGCACCGAGCATGTGGGCGATGTGCAATCCCATCAGCCCCGAATTGGAGCCGCCGGGGATCTTGTATTGCTCCGTGCCTTCGACCTGGCCGACGCAGAACTTGCGGCCGGGGAAGACCAAGGCTTCCGGATGGTGCTTCCACCATGCCACGTCCACCGAGACCATGGCTTCCGCCCACGGCGCGAGCTGATAGGCATTCGACACCGCGACGCAGCGCAGATGCCGGACCCGATCGGCCACGGCCTGCGACATGCTCGGGCCGGTCGCCAGAACCGCAAACGTGCTCACTCGCCCTCGTTGACGCCCTGCCCGCACGGGATCGTCAGATAATCCTGCAGGCTGTTGTAATCCGGCAGGATGCCGGCCGGGTTGTAAATCTCCCCATCGACACCGTTCACCACGTGCACGAAGCGCATGGCGGCGGTCAGGCCCGACCGATAACGGATCGTGATGCGTGCAGCCATTTCCGACTGCTTGGCACCGGACTGCACATACTCGCGGGCAGACAGCGGTTCGATCGCACCCCACACGGTCGCGACCGTTTCCCACGCCTTGCTGATCTCGCCCGTGGTGGCGTCCTGGATCGGGTCGCCATGGCTGTCCTCCAGCGCGACGTACTCCTCGATCCGCAGACGATGCCGCAGCTTCCCGGCCGACAGGCTCATGCCATCCCCGGATCGCGATACGGGCCAAGAAGCGTGACCACTGGGGCCGGCAGCCAGCCGCGCGAAAACTCATTCATCTGGTCCGAGTCGCGGTTCTTGTCGAACCACGCCACCAGATACAGCACAGCCAGCTGCACGTCCTCCGGGACGCCAAGGACATTGCCGCTGCTGTCCTCAATCGCATCGCCCGCCGAATCTGTGAACTCGTCCGCGCCATTGCGGATGTAGTTCAGGACCGCAATGGAGGCCGCCTTGATGAGCAGGGTGAGATGCGTGTCACCGTCCGTGGTGTCGGCCTTGGTCTGCGCGCGGGCCTGATCCAGCGAGACGAGCATCGTCACCGCAGATCCCTCCCGTTCAAACCATCCTTGCCCGGCATGCCACGCTCGCCCTTCTCACCGGGGGCGCCCTTGTCGCCATCCTTGCCGTCGCGGCCCTTCTTCACCGCGAGGCGCCATTCCTCGCCGTCACCCGGCTTGGCCTTGGTATCCGACTGCGCGACCCAAGTCGAGCCGCCCCACGTCACCATGTCGCCCTGTTCGTACTCGGAGCCTTCCTTGAAGATGCCGCGATACAGCACCACCGGCATCACGAACGAGAATGACTTCTCGGTATCACCTTGCGCATAGCTGAAGGTGAAATGGCGCTCGCCGTCGTAGTGCATCTGCAGATCGTCGAACCCCAACCCATCCTTGCCGTCCTTGCCATCCTTCGGCGGAGGCATGCGGTCGACCGCCCGCTGCAGCGTGTCCTGCGCGCGGCGCTCAATGTCGAGGATGGCGTTCGCGAGCTTGGCTTCGGTTTCCAGCGCCCACTTTTCGCGCTCCGCGGACACGGCCTCCTGCACCAAGGCGCGTACCTCGTCGAGCGTGAAGCTCGCCCCGTCTTGGCCCGGTTCGCCTTTCTCGCCCTTCTCTCCGGGATCGCCCTTGTCGCCCTTGATGGATTCGCCCGGATCACCCTTCTCGCCGCGCAGGCCATCCGCGCCCTTCTCGCCGGGGTCGCCTTTCTCGCCCCGTTCGGGCGCGCGTTCCTCCAGCGCCTTGATGCGGTCGGCCAGGGGTTGCAACTGCTCGCCCACGTAGGTCTTGACGCGGCGCGCAAGGTCGCGGCCCCACTCAATCGGATCGGTCATGCCGCGAGTTCCGTGTCAAATGCGTCCATCGCCTTCTGCCGATCGAACGCCTTCGCAGGCTCGACGGGAGGAGCGGGAGGAGGCGTGGCCGTGCCGAAGGGGTCGGCGCTGGCGTCGCGCTTCATGAGCGCCTCCAGCGAGTAGTTCTGCTGCTGGGACCAGATCGTGTCGCCGCCCGGCACCTTCTTGCGGTTGAGTGCGGCGCGGGCTTCGTCGATCTTGAGGATGGACCCCTTGACGCCTTCGCCGAGCATGCGGATCTGGGTTTCCGAATCCATGCGCAGCAGGCCCATCTCGTCGAGGTCCACGCCGAAGGTCCGGCCGCCGATGCTGACGCCCTCGCCGATGCCGAGCCCATCGTCCATGCACAGCTCGAACTGCTCGACGTGGGACTGCAGGCAGTCGGTGTAGTAGATCGTGTTGAGTGTCTGGCCGTTCTGGTAGGTCGGCATCTGCCCGAGGCCGATCTTGAACGGCGGCACCTTGAACGCGGTGCAGACCATCTCCGCGGTGATCTTGAGCTGGTCGATCAACTGCGCGTCGGTCGCTGTCATGACCATCGGTTCGTAGTGCAGGCCATCTCCCAGCACCGCCACGCGGCCGGCGTTGGTGCCGGTGAACTTCTCCTCCCACGAGGTCTTCAGTCGGTTGGCGACCTCATCGGAGATGGTTCCCGGTGCCGTCAGCACGCCGGAGGGCCGCGCGCCGTTGGTGAAGAACGTCTTGCTCATCGACTGGATCGACAAGCCCTGTGCCGCCGCCAAGCCACAGGCGTACAGCGGCGAGATCCCCACGAGCGGGTGGAACAGGCAGTTGATCCGGTCGTGGATGATTTCAGAGGCAGGAACCGTCACTTCCTGCTGCACGCCGCTCAGGTTATCCACCTTGAGCGCATAGAAGACCGAGCCGTCCTCGGACACCAAAGGCGTCACGCGGCACGGGTCCAGAATGTAGAGGGCAATGACCACGCCCCGGTTGTCGCGCTGCTTGAGCGCGTAGGTGTTGCCTCGGGTGAGCTTGGAGATCGCCCAAAGCTCCTTGAACTGGATGTGGTTCTGGTAGCGGTTGGGCTTGCGTAGGACCGGGCTAAACGCAGGGCTGGTCGTCTCCGTCCAGATGCCGTCCTCGTCGCGCTCCACCAGGCGCGGGCGTAGCTTGCCCATGTCCTCGGAAATGCGGGACACGCAGGCATAGACCGCGTAGTGCGAGAGCTGGCTATCGACGGTCAGCGGGTCGCTGTTCTGCCATGCGCCCTGGTACTGCTCGCGGATCAGCGACAGCCAGCCACGGTTGCTGTCAACGGGCGAGAGATCCTTAGCAAATCGAATGTCCAGCCCGAAGATGCGCATCAGTCGGCCTTCATGTCCCGACGGCGGTATACGCGGCGCGGCTTCACGACTTCCTCGACCACTTCAGGCGGCACTTCGACCGTCACGCCGGCCTTGTCGGTGTACGTGACGCGGCCGAGCTTGACCAAGACTTTGGCCTCAACGGGCGTCACCTGAAACGAGTCGCCAATGGCCTTGTCACGATATGGCTTGCCGGCGACAGTTACTTCAACCTTCATGCGAACTCCCAAAAAGGCTGGGGGCCCGAAGGCCCCCAGCACACGGGGCTTACTGACCCCAGGTCACCGAGCCGAGGTACGACACAGCAGAGCTGCGACGCTTCGACCAGTTGACAACGCGCTCCGCACGCAGGGCCACCGAGTGGGTCTGGAACATCGACACCATCGTGGTCGCAGTCGGGGTTACCGAATCGTTGGTCGGGTTATCGAGCATCTGGAGCGAGGCTTCGCGCGAGATGTCCACCGTGACCACGCCGTCGTCCGACAGGTAGATGTCCTTCGCGTTCGCAAGGATCACCAGACCGCCCGCCGAACCGGCCGAGTTGTCAAGGTATTCCGACGCGATGACCGGAATACCCATCAGGGTGCCGCCGTTCATGGAGATGCTCGGGAACTCTGGCTGACCCAGCGCGTTCACCATGAGCGACAGGGCAAGCGCCGTGGTCGTGGTCATGATGAGCACTGCCTGCGACGGCGGGTTGTTGGCCGCGATGAACGGCGCGAACAGCGCACGGATGTCCGCACGAACCGAGTCGGCATCCGAACCGCTGGACGACAGCTCCGTGACACCGTTGGTGATCGAGGCCGGGGAGACGCCAGAAACGGCCGCCTTGGTCGGATCGACGAAGTCCTGGTCCATGCGCGCCACCAGCGAATCGCGGAGGCTGTCGCGGACAAGGCGCTCAATCGCCGGATTGCTGAAGCGGATCGAGTCTTCCGTCAGGACCGAGATCGCGCCGACCTTGGCCCAGGTGTGCTGGACGTTGGCGTAGTCGTACTTGGTCAGCGGAACCGGCTTGCCCTGACCCACCCAGTAGCCAGCGCCGCCGGAGGTCTGGCCCGCAACCTGGATGTTGAAGGGCACTTGGCGCAGCGACGGAATATTGCCCGTGCCGAACTTGCCCAAAATGGTCTGCGGACGCAGGTACTCGATGAAGTCGCCCGCGAAGTTCTGGTAGTCCACCAGCGCACCGGCCCACGTCGAGTCGGTCGTCGAGGCCGCCGTCACGTTGGCCTTGATGTGGTGCTCCAGATTGCCATTGCCGCCCAGCGCAGCACGGAGGCCGAGCGCCTTTACGATGCGCTCATTGTCACCGTAGTGGGTCTTGGCGAGGTTGAACGCCTCGCTGGGCACGCCACCGGACGCCGCGATGCAGAGCGCATAGCGGGCGAACTCGATGCCCTTCTCCAGCTCGGGCTGCTTGGCCTTCAGCGTCACGCCTTCGCGGGACTGCTCGCCCTGACGGGCGTTCGCGCCCTGCACGGGAGCCGCCTTCGTGGCGTTTAGCTTTTCGAGCTGACGCAGGCGAACGAGGTCAGCGTCGATGGTCTTCAGCTCATCGGAGAGCGTGTCGAACTCCTCGGCTTCAGCTTCGTCGGTCGAACGGCCTTCGCCAATCGCCTTCTGCATCACTTCGTCCATGCGCGCGGCCTTCGCGGCACGGGTGTTTTCGAGGTCGGCGATCTGCTCGCCGACAGTCTTGGTGGTCATTTACTTGTGTCCCCTCGGGATCAATTTGACGGGGCCCTTGCGGGCCGGTTTGGTTCCCGAATCGCCGGGAGACACGACCGCCTGCGCCTCTTGTCCTGACGCGGACAGGTGCTCTTGGTCGATGGACTTGATGGCGGTGATGACCGCCTCGGAATTGGCTGGGATCGTGACGAGCGACAGCTCCAGCCACTCCCATTCCTTGAAGCGCAAACCGCCGCTCTTCATGCGTTCCACGGCACCGTCGATCGCCTGGAAGCCGATCGAGACCGCCGACACGAGGTTGTATTTGAGCGAGTGGATCGCCTCGTCCACGCGATCCTTCAGGCGCCCCGCTTCCTTGATGACCGGCAGCTCGGCCTCGAACGGAATGCCCTTGGCCGTGGGTTCGGCAAACGTGACGTTGCCGACCGGAGCGGAATGCTGGTGCTGCCACAGCAGCTTCATCGGCAAGGCGAACTTCGCGCCCATTGGCTCCACGATGTCGCCCATGCGATCGGGGGAGGGCGTGGAGGCAATGCCCTTGATGCGCACGACATCGCCTTCGGCGCTCACGTCCTTCACATGAAGGACGGAGTACGCCCGGTGCATCGTCATTTCATGGCTCCAGAAATGCGAAACCCCGCCGTAGCGGGGTCAGAGGAAAAACATCTGATGTTTCGGTCTATCGGGGACGGCGGCGCTCGCGGCACCAATCGCCATCGCCAACGCCACGGCGGCGTCGATCTTGTTCACTGACTTCAGCTTCGAGAGCCAATGGTTGCCCCATTTGTCCTCCTCAGTCACCGCAGACATCATTGCGGAGACAAGGACTGGGTTTTTCTTCAGCCGGATGCGGCCTTCGAGCAGGGCGTCTTCCAACAACCGCACGGAGCCTGGCATCCACAGCCCTTCGGCGGGCTTGCCGGCGCGCTTCGCTGCCTCGGCCATTTTCTCGGTCGGCTTGCCTTTCTTCAGCCCACCCTGTGGGTGCTCCACATACGGGAGCTGCAGGCCGCACTGTTCGGCGGCCTCCTCGAATTTCTTGAAGGCGAAGCGGTCGTAGGCGACCAGCCGCACCTTGTAGTCCCGCCCGTACTCGACGAGGGTCTGCGCCACGTGCCGATAGCTGATCGACTCGCCCGCAGGCGCGTGGATATACCCGTCGCGCGCCCATAGGGGATACGGCAGCTTGTCCCGCAACTCGCGGGCCTGCAGCGTGTCACCCGGTGTCCACGCCTCGATCCAGGCGTCGTACAGCGGCTTGTCGTGCTCGTCCGTCCCCGTCTGGACGACTGCCGCAATCGCCGTGATGTCGCGGTTCTGCGACAAGTCCATCCCGAGGAACACGTCCTCGCCATGGTGCTCCGCGGGATCGAACTCGTGGAGGCAAGGCTCCAGCGTCGCTCGCGTCATCCACGCGGTTTCCGCATCCGTCCAGACGCAGAAGTGCAGGCGGAGAATGCCGTTCAACTGGCCCGGAATCGCCTTGGCCTGCGCCACGATCCCAGCCAGCGTTTCCTCTTCCATCGTGACGCCGAGAAGGGGATTGGCCTTGATCCAACACGTCGGATCGTTCAGCGGGTCGTCGCCCTCATCGAGCGAGCAGACATAGCTGAAGGTCGAGTCGTCCAGCGGTTCACCGACAAATGTCGGATCGTTCACGGCCTCCGTGTGCCCCGCCGCCACCTTGACGGCGTGCTCGTGCTCCTCCCACGCCACGGAATTTCGGTCCGTGCCGCTGTTGGTGATCATGAACAGCAGCGGGTTGCGGCGGAACTTGAAGCCGCGCTCCAGCATTTCGAGGATCTTGCGATCAGGCAGCTCGTGCACCTCGTCCCCGAGCACGAAGTACGGACGCGGGCCAGAACCCGTCTTGCCCGTGTCTCGTGAAACGGGCCGGAAGAAGCTCCCGCTGGCATGGTGGGCGATGTTGTATTCCCGCCCCGGGCCGCCGCTGAACTCCGTGCGCTTCAACAACGCCGGAGACTGCTTCACCATCTTCACCGCGTCGGCGAACAGAATGCCCGCTTGCTCACGCTTGGCCGCGGCGGCGTAAATCTGCGCCCCCGCCTCCCCGTCGGCCACCATGCCGAACAGGCCGATGCCACCGGCCAGTGGTGACTTACCGTTGCCCTTCCCCTGCTCGACGTAGGCACGACGGAACCGCCTTCGGCCGTCTTCCCGTTTCCAACCGAACAGCGACCCCACGATGAAGGCTTGCGATGGATGTAGCTCAAAGGCGCGGCCGTCGAACTGCCCTTCCGAGAGCTTCAGCACCCCCTCGAAGAAATCGAAGGCGTACTGCGCGGCCTCGTGGTCGAACCACAAGCCGCGCTCATGGCCGTCCTGCAGATCCTTGAGATGACGCCTGCAGGCGTTGCGGACGTGCGGCCCCGCGACAATCTCGCCAGAGACAACCGCCTCGGCGTAGGCCCTAGTTCGGTCGGCCAAAGAATCGGTCTGCCGGATCGCTGTCGTCGCCGGCATCGTGGTTCACCTTCGTCTCGTCGACCGGCGTCGCCCCGAGCTTCGACAGGATCGAACTGAGGGCTTGCGTGGCCGAGA